TAGGTGCGAGTATATGTCTGATCACCAACTCTGGTCTCCACGATCTTTTCGTAGTGGTGATATGTAGTCTGAGCAAGGGCTACCGAACCATACTTTTCGGTGACATACTTTTTAAACACCTCGTCCGACATAGGCCAATCAAACTGAGGATCAATGATCTTATTGGCATAGAGGATCATCCAGCCAGCACCAGCATCATTGTAGACCTTTTCAGCCAATATCTCTGGTGTATCGTTTTCTTCGACCTCATATAACACATAGCTGCCAGCGTTTGATAGAATATCCTTAAGAATAGCGTAACGCTTAAAGATATTGGTCACGTTCTCGGTGGCATTAGGCTCACCGCTGATATTATACTCTATCTTTGGGAATAGATCAAAGTATGGTGATATGGTCATTAATGATTACCTTTTATATACCCATTCATCGATAGGTAATTGAATTGCTTTATCGTATTCATCTTTGTTAATTCTAATAAACTGTGATCGGACATGGTTATACAGATATCGATGGACACACTTATTAGCCATAGCCTCGACACTGGTGGAAGTATTGATTAGCAGTTCCCAGTTGGTCAAGCCACGACCTGAGGTGGTGCCTGTAAATGGCTTCTTTCTGTTATAAAACTCATTCATCATAGACACGGCACCAGTTCTCTGACCTTTGGACAGATAGTGCATGTTAAGAGCAAGAAAGCCGTCGGTATATCTTTCAACTACGATAACCAGTGGATATCTGTCAAACATAGGCAGTTTAGCCTTTGTCTTAGGATCATACCTAAAGAAATACATGCCGCCGACAAACTGATTATTGATATCAGCGTAACGTGTATCAGCATCAAGTAGTCTGTTTCGAGCCGAGGCACCTCTAACTGACAGTGCCTTATCTCTAAACCACTTTGCTAGTTCGTCGTCGGTATATTCTTTTGCCATGTATTATTTAGTAGGTTTTTTAAATAGTTCCGCTTCGGTAATTATGCGAAACTCCCAGCCCTTATCTAAGCAAAACTCTTTGGCTGCCTTCCACTTAGCTTCATTCACACCCCATGTCATGACCTCGGACAGATACCGCTTGGTTCTTCTCTTAGGTGCTTTGGGTGGTTTTGTCTGTGCGGCTGGTTTAACCTCTAGCAGCATCTTCTTAATAGAACCATCGGCCAGTTTGGCCTCAACATAAAAGTCTACAAAGTACCTATGTGGTCGGTTGTCTATAGGTGAAATGTAAGGTATGACCACCTCTTCGGATGCCCAGCGTACCACATTTAGATTATCATCAAGAGACTGCATAACTCTTTTTTCCCAACCAGACCTATAGACGATATTGGTAGGGTCACCGATATACTTTTTAGGAAATTTTGGCTTGAAAAAGCCTTGTTTGTAATCATATGCCATTATAAACCTCTGCTAAATAGTATGTAGCATTGGAGGAATAAATGGCTAACGATAGTGTGGATTATCTCACAACTGCTGGTAGTGCCATAGCGGGCACACCAGCTGGTGGTTCTACCAGATCATCACATAGATTTCCATTAGACTTAAAATCGGATTCACAAGGTCACTTTATGACCATTACTGCCTATCCAAGTCAGTCAAGGTTTTCTAATAACAAAGATAAGTCACCAACAGCTATATCTCTCTTTATTCCAGGTGGTGGTCAGAACAGTTCTCTATTCTGGCAGATGGCTCATGAATACGATGAAGTCAAGCTAACAAGACTAGGCACATCGGTTATTGGTGGTATTCCAGTTATCGGCACGGCCACAGCGGCCGCAGCCGGTGCAGCGAGAGTAGCTGGTCAAGGTGTTATCAATCCTAAGGTCGATGTTCTATATGCCAACTCCGATCTAAGATCATTCCAATTCGATTACTTTATGGCTCCGCAGTCAAAAGAAGAACAGCGTGAAATGCATGCCATTATCAAGATACTAAGAAAGTTCTCGGCACCTGAAATTACAGGTACACTCACCTCACAACAGCAGCAAGATATACAGAACTTCTTGCCTGGTGATATTGGTGCAATATTATCAGAACAGTTTAGAACAGGCTTCTGGTTCGTACCACCAGCCGAGTTCGATATCAAGTTTAGACATGTGGTAGACGGTCAGGTTAAAGAGAACCCATACCTACCTAGAATAGCTAAGTGTGTTCTCAAAAGAGTTGATGTTAACTATTCACAACAGAATGAGTTCAGCGCATTTAAAGACGGTAGCCCAACACAGGCATTCCTATCACTAGTCTTCCAGGAAATGCGTGTAATCAGTCAAGCAGACGTAGACAACGGATACTAATATGCCAGTTCAACAAGTAGGACAAGTCGGACCAAAATTTATGAATATGCTGGCCTTTCTAGGCTCGCTAGACATGGGCGGCTCTCTAACAAGAGGCTCCCGTTTTGCTGTATCAATTACACCACCAGCCGCTATTAAATCAAGAGCATTGGTGCCAGACCTTCATATGCTTTGCGATACGGCAGAGTTACCAGGCCGTAGCTTCTCGGTGGCACAGGCTCGTTACTATGGTCCATCACAGGTATTCCCAACAAATACGGAATACCAGCCAATAACATTGTCGTTTCTATGCCGTTCGGACTCTCGTGAACGTAGGTTCTTTGACGATTGGATGGACTTTATCAACCCAGTTAATAACTTTAACTATAGCTATCCAAATGAGTATTTCTCTGAGATTAACATATTTCAATATTCAGAATATGCGGATCCATCACCTCTCGGTCCACTGTCAGTCATACCACTAACTGGTGCCACATGGACACCACATATCTCATATCACTGGAGACTATTGAGAGCATGGCCACTGGTTGTCAATGCACAGCCTGTAAACTGGGCCGAGCAAGATGTATTGAGATTACAAGTAACATTCACTTATAAGAATTGGGATAGACCAACACTACTTACATAATAATGGAGATATATTATGGCATTGCCTAAGATTGAACTACCTGCGTATGACTTTGTTGTACCATCCAGTGGAAAGGCTATTAGAGTTAGACCTTTCACGGTTAAAGAAGAAAAGCTAATATTGATTGCCGTTGAGTCAAAGGTACCATCTGATATCATAACAACGGTAAAGCAGGTCATTAACAACTGTATCCTTGATGGTGACATTGACGTTGATAAATTGCCGTTCTTTGATATCGACTATCTCTTTATCTTTCTAAGGGCCAAGTCGGTAGGTGAAACGGTAGCGGTCAAACTCACCTGTAATAATGTATTGGAGAATGAACAAGTATGCGGCAATGAGTTTCTTGCCGATATGGATATCTCCAATGTTGAACTAATCAAATACGATGGTGTGCAGGATGATATCAAGCTAGGTCCTGCGTCTGGTGTCCGAATGAGATACCCAAACTATGGTATTATGAGAAAGATCGAGGAACTACCAGAGATTGACAAAAAGACCCATATCGTGGTCAGTTCTATCGATTACATATACGACAAGAGTGGTATGCACTCATATAAAGACTACACAACGGAAGAATTAAAAGAGTTTGTTGAAGGTCTCACCGAAGAAAACTATAAGAAGCTAGAAGCCTATGTAGATAGATTTCCTACGGTGGCTGCCAAGATCGAAAGCAAATGTAATAAGTGTGGTTTTGAGCATAAGGTGAGGTATACAGATTTCTTTGATTTTTTTATCTGATAATGGGTCATGACTCACTGGCAAATGTGCTTAAGTCAAACTTTAATCTGATGCACCATCATAGATGGAGTTTAGGTGACGTTGAAGGTATGATGCCATGGGAAAAACATATCTATGTTGATATGCTCAATGCATGGGTTCAAGAACAAGACGATCTGGCCAAGCAGCAAGAAAACGAATACAGCAATATGATGTCGCAACTTAGCAGAAAAAGAAGAAGATAATGGCATTCAATATAGATAATCAAAGTCAGAATATATTCTCTAAACTGAAGGCAATGGCTCCAGCCAAACGCTTTGGTATGCTACGTGACCAGCAGAAACTAGGTGCGGCTTCTCCTTTCACAATGCTAACGCCTGTAGAGTTTGCTGAACTATTCCCAAAATATTATCTAAAAGGTATGCCAGACGTTAAAGGCTTCTATGATGCCCTTGCTAAGAAGAAAGCTGGCGGTGTAGTGGAAGGCGAGGCGACCACATCATCTGGTGCTTCAGTATCATCTTCAGAGAAGGTCACCAACGTAGTCAAAGCCAGAGAGATATACGATTATATCCGTTCAAAAGGCATCGATCATGTCCATGCCGCTGGTATCGTCAACAATATGAAATATGAGTCCAACTTTAACTCTGGTGCTATGGGCGATCATGACACATCTGGCGGTTTGTTTCAGCACCATGCCTCACGCTTCTCGGCTATGAAGAATTATGTTGGTGAAGGTTGGAAAACAAACTGGAAAAAGCAGATCGACTTCGCACTAACCGAAGGTGAGATGAAAACATATCTATCACGTAACTTCGCCAATCCTTCTGACGCTTCTATCGGATTCACCAAAGACTTTGAACGACCAGCCAATACAGAAACCACCGCCATGTATAGATCACATACGGCTGGTGGTTATTCTGACGCTATGATGGGCAAAGCTGGCGAGCCAAGTGGCGGTCAAACACCTGGTGGAAACTATGAAATGAATGCCAATGGCTTCGTAGTTCCTAAAGACAAGTCACTATACGATTCCAAGAACGATGAACAGTGTGCCACTCTATCTAAGGGAATTAATCCTGACCTTGGTAGAACAGGAGGATGGACGATTGTAGAGGGTCCGATTAAGCCTGGTGTGGTAGTAGCTACCACTCGT